GGGGGCCGAACATTCTAACCGCCCAATATTTTGTTTGTGCCTCCATAAAACCAACACCACATTCCCTCATTGCTTCATAGAACAATTTATCAGCAGTTTTTCTGTCACATATAGATTCATCCGTCCAGCGTCCAAGACGATAAAGATAATCGTGTAAAACAGCACCAAACTTATGTTTTCCAACGAATGGGCTTTTAGCAATAGGCCAAAATATACGAGGGATAGAGCTACCGTCTGTAATCTCACCTTTTGGGATTTTGATTAATTCGCCTGTTATACAGTTTTTTATAAGTTTTTTGTCTGATATTTTATAAGTCAGGTCGTTAAGCAACTCCATATTAATACCATCAGGTAACCAGCGATAATCGAAATTTGTGGAAACAAATGGCATAATTACATTCCCTTAAATTCTTTAAGTGGGAAGTGTTTACCGGGACATAAAGTTGCATAATATTCTTTATGCCCGACAATTTTTACATTTTGAAAATCTTCAAAATGTCGTATATGCTTAATAAGCTCTGTTAAAGTTTTCTTTTGGGCCTGCGGCATAAAAGCTCTTTGTTCATAATTACCTTGGCAGCAGATACCGATTGACCTATCATTTATGCCTTGGCAATGCGCCCCTATTGCTTTTATATTTCTACCTTGAAATATTTGCCCCTCGAGATTAATGAAGAAATGATATCCAATTCCCACATAATCACGTTTTATGTGCATTCTATGAATATCGTAAATATCATCTGTTTCGCTTACAGAATGGTGAAGCACAATAAAATCTGTTCTGGTTCTCACTCCGGGTTCTTTTGTAAAAATAAGATTAGGCTTGATTATTTCAATATCTGGTTTTAAAAAGTCTTTCATAATATTGCAGGCATAGGCTAAATTATTAATTTTCGCTTTAACCTTTTCCGATATGGTCATATTCTTAATGCTTTCGTCATTCAGGTAAGCAGCCCACTTAAAAATTTCCTGAAGGGTATCTTCAGGAACAGAAATAAAGTTTTTTTGCATAATTATTCCTCTTTTATAAAACTCCCGGTTTTAATACGAGCTAGAACGTCATTTAACAGCGTTAAATATTCGACTAATGATTTATGCCAGGCAAGATACTTTTTTGCGTAAATCAAGGCGCATTTTGCTATATGCTGGGCTAAAATAATGTCCTGGATGGAATTCATTTTGTTTCAGATTTTGCTTCAGCTTTTGCCTTAAAGCCCACAAACTCTATATAATGTCTGTTTACTGTTTCTTTTAAACAATTAACTTCAGCCTTGAGTTCTTTTTGGTTTTCAATAAATTGTGCCAACTTGGTTTCAAGTATTATGCCATTAATATAAGCTCCAAATAATCCGATTATTGCTGCTACAAAAACCGATATAAAAATATCTTTCAAGATAGGTTTAAGCCATTCCAATTTTTATTCTCCTTTTAAGAACCTTTTATTTGAATAACCAAATTGTTTATATAGGTATCAAACTCCTCGTCTGTCATTAATAGGATGTTTTCAGAATCGCCCATTATACTCATGGCAAAAATATCAAGCTGTTCAGTATTCATGGTAAATACCGCAACTGCTAGTTCATCTGATGCGGTCTTGATTTTGTTAGATACCCTGACATCCAAAGCTGTTAAATTATCAACCAATTCGGTTAATATCGTGTTTATTCTAAGAATTTCAGCATCATCAACCTCAATTATTTCATTAAGACCTGTTGTCGCATTAATAACATTGGCTTTCTTTATAGTTCCTACTTTATTTTTTACTATAAGCCAGTCATTAAGAGTGCTTAATTGTAGGTCGGTATGAACACCAATGGTGCTTCCATCGGCTTTATATACAGGGAGAATGAATTTAGTTGCCCTATAGTCCAGTGCTTTTTTAGAATAATAAGCTAGACCCGAAGCAATCAATTGCTCAATATCAACAGGTACAATATTAATAAATTCTTGCCCTTCAAACTGTTCATTTTCATAAAATGTTATAATTTTTTCGTTTTCATCTCTATCAATATAAGGCATTTTATATCTCCAAATTTATATAACCTTTACAAACCACTCCAAAACCTGTGCTGGTATTATCAACCCTGTAAGCAACCTGGGAACTGGTATTTGTTAAAACTGGTATGTTATAACAAGAATAAGATCCATTTCCTGCATCAATACAATTATTTTGTCCTGCTGCAATATCCGTTTCATTTGGGTTTTGTATATTAAGGTAAGAAGTTCCTGACCAATTAACCCATCCAGATAATAAAGCCAATGTTTCATGACCAAGAGGCGCAGAAATAGTTAATAAATTTCTATTTGTGTTAGCAGCAACAGAAACAGACCTATCAACTGGACGACTTTTCCATATAAATAAATTATTTTTTTGATAAAAACCTAATATATTTCCGCTGCCGTCAGTTTTTATACTTCCAATATATTTTTTGTACAAAAATCCTGACGGTAAAGTTTCCCTATTAGTATAAGTTGAAAACATTACATCGCTTGTGCCGTCAGATTTAGAAATGGCATATACATCATACCATGTTGAATTTATTTTTGAGCCAGTATTAAGACCTCCCTGGTTTGTACCTTCCCCAAAAGCTGCATCAAGTCTTTTAGTCATTGCGCTTAAAACAATATCGATACTGTCAGAATCATCCCTACACTTGCCAGCAGAAATATTAACGTCATTATTGGCATCTGATTCATTATTTGAAATTTTTAAACTATTAGCTTGAACATAACTGGCAGGTAATTTTATATTGTTCGGGTCAGCAAGCGCTGAATTAATAGCACTTACCAAGTCATTAAAAACAGCATCAGAAGCATTATAACCCCTATTAGAAACTATTTGAGCTAAAGCTGCCGCCATTATTGAAGTTTGATAAAACAATTTATTATGAAGGGTTGGAGATGCAATACCTGTGCTAACTCCACTTAACCTTGATGGATCAGCAATATAAGTTGCATCATCCTGAATATTTTGTTTGTTTTCATCAAAAATTTTAAAATTTGTTGTTGCCATTTAAAAAGCTCCCTTATGTCTGCTTTTGTATCCAATTACCAACGCCATAACCGTCAAAAGTGCTGTTTTGAAGTCCGTAAGCAAATATTGGAGTTACGGCATTATAAAAATTAACCCCTACTGCTTGAGGCTTCGGGATTATATAACCATTGGTTACTAAGTTTTGTTGAGTTCCAGCACTAAACCCCGCCGTAATAATATCCATTGTCATGTCCTGATTGTCCACGACTATTAAAGGATTTCCGGGAAAAGTTTCATTCCAATAATCATAAATTTCGCTGGTTTTACCCTTCCAATGATTTTTAAAAATTTTAGCTTTTAATAAAAGTCTATAATTAGTATCAGATAACACTTCATCAACCCCAGAAAGGGTTACTATTCTTGATTGGCCTAAAACAACACCTATTGTATCTAATTGAACTCCGACAGCATTATCTATCAAGAAAGCAATATTTATTTGGTCAATAACGTTCTGAACATCCTGCAAAACGTTCAAAAAGGCCGTTACAAAAGCTATATATTTGGGCTTATTTCGATATTGAGATGTAATTAAGTCTAAATAGTCTTGTAAAGCCATTATGAAGCACTCACGGTTATTGTATTTGGTGATGCAACGTGATTAAAAGCTACGGATATGTTAGTTGTTCCCTGCGCCTGTCCATCAATTCCCGCTGTTATTGAGCTTATGGAAAATACCGGCTGGCTTGAACTTGGCATAACAGAAAGCGCTACACCCCATAAAGCAGAAATATATAAAGTGTTTCCTATTCCTAAAGAATTAATATAAGTTTGAATTGCTGACTGTATAGCAGTAGCATAGCTGGAATTGTAGCCAGTAAGCCCTATAATATTCACAGTAACATTAATTAAATCCTGGGTAGGTCTATAAAATTTAATAGGAATTACATTTCCATATGAATCTGTTTTATTTACTGTGGTTGTGCCGTTCATTCCGCAGCCCGGATTTTTTTGTATTTTTATAGCTGTGGCAACGTCATCATCAGTGCCGCCTTCTACTACCACAGCTATACTATGGGCTACAAGCCCATTGGCATCTGTGGCATTTGTTTCATTTTCATAAACTTTACACCTTGTTACACCTGAAACAGCTTCTACCGCAGCCCTTGTGCTTTCTACCTGTGTTTGGCTTGATAATCCCGTGCTGATAGATTGACGCGCTTTTAGCTGAGAATCGATTTCAATAGGTTGACCAGGCGAAGCGGCTGCACTATTGGTAACGCTTACCCATCCAAAAGTAGGGGTAACAATTTTATTAATATCTCCTGCCTGAGCAGTTATTGAGCCTGCTGTCTGGCAAGTGGCTGAAATGGTAATACTACCTCCTACCGGAATTGTTACTTGAGCAGGTAGGTTCCATTTATACCCAGATACATCCTGAATTACTCCATTATTTATGACAGTTCCGTAAGTTCCAGTAATAGTAACATTACATATCGAATATTGTGCAGCATCCCTCGATAATCCGTTTAATTTGACTACTCCATCTAGGGCAGCACCCGTGGCAGTAGCGGGATTTCTACTATTATATGAAAGCTGTGCGGATAATAATACATCATATGCCATTGATGCAAAAGTAGATATAAATTGATAATCAGCCGAATCATTTTCAAGATAAATATCTTGTCCATAAATACTTTTTACCTGATTAATTAAATGGTCTCTCATATCTGCATATGAAGAAAAATTTAATCCCGTCTCATCAATATATGGTGCGGTATATGCCATATTAAATTACTCCACTTATTGTCGTTGTTGTTGAATAAATTGTTGTAATCGTGGCCTGATAATTATAAGCCCTTATTTCAGAATTATAAGAGCTTACAAAGCTGTCTATGCTTAATACTCCTGCGGTTTCGTTTATTCTTTTTTTTATAATATTGTCAATAACTCTAATATTTTGATTGCTACCGGAACTTCCAAGAATATTTTGAAATAATGGAAGCCCGTCATCAGCATCTTCCCACCATTCGCCTTTTAATAAATTAAGACGGGTTTGAACTGCCTGCGCCACAGCATCTGTTTCGCTTATAAAATCCTGGCTATTTCTGCCAAAAGAATACTCGCCATTTGAATCAAGTCGTCTATAAATCATTAATTAATTCCTATTGAAAAACAGCACTTTGAGGGGTACTGCCGGTATTTCGTACAATTGATGCAGAATTTATATAAGA